AAATCCAGGAATTGAAAAAGATCTTTTTATAAGAATCATCTTGTGGATCATTGGCAACAACTTGACCAAGATTTTTTACAGAAATTAAAGATCCTTCTACCGATGAAAAAATATCTTCAGCTTGAACAAAATCACTCAAAACTCCAGTGAGTACAAATCTAACAGGTCTAGTCAGATCGTTTTCTTCATATGCATATACCTCTAAATTCTGAGTAAGTTCTGTTCTTGGAGTAATGTCTGATGTAAGCCCAGAACATCCGATAAACTGAGTGATTGTTTTATCAGTATATGTGACTGTATCATCACCAATAACAAAAGATCCAGACTGGGGGAATCCAATCGTAGAGTCAACAGTAATTACACTGCTACCAGCAGAATGACTTCCGATGGTAAAACTAGTTCCAGGAATAGCAAACTTTCCTTCAATCAGACTTTCATCATCAAATCCAATGAAGAGGGAAATTTTGTAATATGTTTGAACACCAATATCATCACTACTTCCTCTAGTGAAAATTTCAACTTCTGAGATTGGTCCACTAGCAGCAACAATATTGTTGACTGGTTGAGCATCTTGGAATAGTGTTGTTCCAGAAATTAGAGATGGATTGCCACTTATAAGTTTGGCAACTACAACTTCTCTACGGACATAATCCGCATACGATGGCTTTGACAGGAATTGCTCAAGATCAATTACTTTTGAATCGACACCATAAAGAACTTTGAGAAGAATTTTGATAGATTCTTCTGTACCCTTACTTTGATATAAACTTCTTGATTCTTTGATAAAATTATTTACGTCAAGATTGGACGCAAGTGTGGTATCTTCTAATCCTGGTGTATATAATTTTTTGAGTTTTTTGTAAAACTCTTTGAGGAAAAGCGCACTGAGGTTTTGAACACCTGTTCCAGCTGAGTGAGTTTGAGCGGAAGTTTCCGAAAATACAAGATCTTCTGGATTATTTGGTGCGCGATATGAAGTAATACCAGAAAAACCACGTACACACCCAGTAAATGAGTTTGTGGTTACACCAGTATATGTAATAACCTCATTTCCTAATTTAATTAATCCGTATTCTTGCGGAAATCCTTTAGTATTAGTTACATAGATTTCCGTATCTGTCGTTGAAATGCCAGCAGTCACCGTAGACATGCCCGCAATCACATCTGGTGTTAGACTGTCTAACTTAAGGTATTGATCAATATTTTCCGCAAGGTCTGTTGGACCACTAGAAAATTCTTGTGAAGTATAGTATGTTCTTAAAAAATCCACTACAAGTGGATTTTCTTCTTTAATAAATTCTGGAAGCTGACTATCTACAACGTCCTGAATTTTGACTCTAGATTCAAAGACAGAATTGGTGTTTATCATTTCCTACTTAATTGTCCGTTGGTATAACTGGATGCGACAGGGAATCCAACTCCCGAGATTTGTTCACCAGATGTAATAGTGTCTCTTGCCATATTTATGGTGCTATTCGAGATATCCAATTGCAAATACAAGTCTTTAAGACCGATTACATCGTTTGATTCTGGAACAGCTTGAATCTCAATAATTCCATCTAGTTTTACCGTTGACGTTATATTAACTGTATTGATTAATATTTCACCTTTCAAATAATCAATAGTTCCTGCAGCGGGAACAACAACAACTGGACCCCTATCTGATTCTTTTACAATTGCAATCGCACCTGTTTCTTTATCTGCATTTGGTACGTCAGTAAAGTATAAAAGATCAGAAGATCCTTCCACAGTGAATCCTGTGCTCTTAATATTATATCCTTCACTTACAACATGAAATCTATTACCATAGCAAATTTCATATTGAGTGTATTGATTTAAAAGTGCCTTCAAGTTTCTTCTAATAATTACTCTTGTAATATTAGAAGTGATAGCTTCATTTGTATTGTCAATGACTTTTACAGTTTTGCTATATTTAAATCTACCACCAAATTTATTCAAATCAATAGAATCTGCATAAGTATTCAAACTGGAAGTAATATCAGTTTTGAGTTGATTTACATCTGGAACCTGACTTGCATTATAAAATACATCAGAAATAAGTTCGATATACAGAAGTTTAAGATCTTCAATTCTTTGATTCACTCCAGCAACAGAAAAATCCTTTAATTTGCTTAAAATTTGACTCTTTGTGAAATCAGAAAGGAATGTACCGTTTTTGGGTTTGATGCTCAACACAACAGTTCCGAATTCTGGAGGATCTAACTCTTCTCCACCAACAACAGACACAGATTCTGTATCTGGATAAATTCTTTGAATAATAGCTTCATAGTCCTTTGCAGTAACTGCTCTGTATTGAGAAGAATACAATCTGGGAGCGTAATATTTTACGGACTCGATCGATTCAACATTAGATCCATTAACTGCAGATTGATTTGTAGTTACTGTTACAGTATTTGTTGGTAAGAAAGTTATATTTGAACTATTCTTTACAGAACCAGTGTATGTGAAGTTATTGGCACCATTTCCAGTCGCACCATCAGTAATAATGTAAGATATTTCAATAATTGCATCATTTTCTAATTTTTTACCAAAAATTCCATCACCAAATAAGAGTTCGTATCTTTCATCTGCAATTTCTTGAATCAAATAGATTTCAGAAGTCGATTCAATATCAATAATATTTTCTACTTGTCTGTATTCTCTACCAACATTCTCTTGAGGACCTCTGACAGTTACTCTAATAGAGCTTGTATCGATGCCAGGGTTGTCTAGAATAAACCTCTGATCGACCGATGCATTGACCTGAAACTGCTTTGTAAGCAGTGTACCTTGATAGACATCGATTGAACTAAATGATGCCCTTCTAGGTCCATTTCCGTTGACATCAGGACCAATCAGCACACTGGTCGTTGTAATGTCTTCTGGAATCGAAAATACGACCGAACTATTGTCTGTAGCTCCAACAACGACCAGACCTTTGTTCAAAGTTACTGTTGGACTAGATCCAGTATATTCAATATTAAAACTTACCTGAGCATTTGCCGATTTTCTTGATCTAGGAACATATCCAATGTTTCTAGCAAGAGATACAACGTTTTCCCTCAGTGTAGCAGAGTCAATAAATGACTCATTTACAACCATATTGGTGTTAAATGCTGTAATATAGGTATTATATGCTAAAGTATCGATAAGAACGGCAAAATTCGATCCCTCGAAGTCAAAATCGGTAAAATTTGAGTTTGATCTAAGATAAGACTTGATTGAAGCCTTAATTTGATCAAAATCTAAGTTTGTAAACTTTGTTAATGGCATTTATCTCGTGACCTCAAGTAAGAAGGAGACATTTTGCGGGGGTAAATCTTGCCCAACGATGTCAAAAAAGACATTTACCTCAAAACTGTTATCATCTGGTCTTGGAAACACCTCTACATTTAAATTTGCCGCTCTTGGCTCATAATTTAAGATAGTTTCTTCGATTTGATCAGCAATAACACTAGCAGTACCGTAGTCACAGAAGCCAAATAACGTACTTCTGACATCAGAACCCAAATCTGGATTAAAAAACCGTTCAGTTGGGATTGTTTCGACTAAATTACGCACAGAGCGTGCGATTGCACGCTCATTTGTGAGCACAGGAAGGTCTTTTGTGATTGGATGTGGTGCAAAAGACAGAGAAATGTCCTTGAATGCCCTAGATATGCGCTTTGTAGCCATGAAAAGGCATAATTTTTAGATTATAAACCTATTTATCAGGTTTTCCATAGGTTGGCTCGGTGCCATATTCCCAATCATCATAGTCTTCATCATTTCTAATTGATTCATGAAGCACAGTTTGACGTTTTAAGTCATGAACATGGTCTCCAACGACCTCTCTGAGTAGGCTATCGTCTTGTTTTTTCATAGGTGTTGTCCAGTAATCAGTAATCAATCCCCTCGTGCCCCACATTGACTCCATATAATCGGGATCTCTATCTGGATGAGGTTGAATTGCCATCTGTTTTATCCTCGTTTAAGGGTTGAACAGAACTTTTTACGGGGTTGCTATCCCGTTCATCGGGAGTTTGCCAAAAATATTCGTCTGTATCTCCAAGTCTACCCCAAGAAACACCGTTTTCAACTTGGAAAATGTGTGTAGACACCTTAAAATCGGGTGTTTTGGGTACTTCTGGTGTAATAGAAAGGTCGTACATCCTCATTCTGTTGTTTGGATAGAGTCCAAACTGTCCATTCTCTAGCAAAATGCAGTTGTGTGACTTATGTTCGTCTGGTTTTTCACTAACATTAGTATCTATAATGTCTACATCTGCATGAAAGTTGTCTAATGTAAACAAATATTGCCCTTTCATAAAGCCATGATCACGAGTAAAGACCTCAAACTCCATCGTACTGACAAATTGCTTCTCAATACAACGAACCCCATAGTCCATACAGTTCCAAAACTGTAAGTTTGGAAGGTCTAAGTCTGGATTTGGTGTCTTTGGTTTGATACAAAAAGCAGAAATGGGCAACTTATCATACATTGCACCATATTCTGGTAAATATGTTTCAAAATAAAAAGAACGTCCAGGTATGGACTTTGCCGATACCCAGACGCCTTCTACAAATTCACCAAATCCATCTTGTAAGTCTCTTAGGTATTCTTTACGAACCCATACTTTTTGGGATGGAAGATTGATGACTAGTTGACTCATTAACCTTTACCTTGACCCCGATACTTCTTACGTGCCGAGTTACGAGACGTTGCGGCGTATTTAGTATTCTTAGATTTACCCTGACGGGTACACTTGG